AAGGCAAAGATTGCTCACTTCATAAACAAAAAGGTTAAAGTACAATATTGGATTGCTTTAGAAGCAGACTCAACATTTTAATAAGGAGGTCTAAATGTCAGATTTCCTTTGGGTTGAAAAATACCGTCCAAAGAAAATTGAAGAATGTATTTTAACTGAAGACTTAAAAAATACATTTTCAAAGTTTCTAAAACAAAAAGAAATACCAAATCTTCTCCTTTCTGGCACAGCAGGTACGGGCAAAACAACAGTTGCTCGTGCCTTATGTGAAGAATTAGGTTGTGATTATATTATTATCAATGGTTCAGACGAAGGCCGTCATATTGATACACTAAGAACTACAATCAAAAACTTTGCGTCCACCGTGTCGCTAGACGAAGGTGCAAATCATAAAGTTGTTATTATAGATGAGGCAGATTATATGAATGCTGATAGTGTTCAACCTGCATTAAGAAACTTTATTGAAACGTTTTATAAGAACTGTAGATTTATATTTACTTGTAACTTTAAAAACAAAATAATACCTGCCTTACATAGTCGTTGTACTGTAATTGATTTTCGTATTACAAATGGTCAAAAAGTAAAAACTGCTACTGCATTTTTAGAAAGACTAGGTGAAATACTTAAAACAGAAAACATAGAGTTTGATAAAAAAGTATTGGCTGAACTCATACAAAGACATTATCCAGACTTTAGAAGAACAATTAACGAACTACAAAGATATTCTGTAAGAGGTAAGATTGATAGTGGTATACTTGTTTCTTTATCTGAAATCAATAATAAAGAGTTGATTAAGATGTTAAAAGAAAAAAGATTTGGTGATATGAGAAAATGGGTTATTCAAAACCTTGATAAAGATCCATCGTCTTTGTTTAGTGGTATCTATGATATTTTATACAAACATCTACAACCACAATCTATACCCGCGGCCGTGTTAACGATTGCTGACTATCAATATAAATCAGCCTTTGTGGCAGACCATGAGATAAATATGGTTGCCTGTTTGACACAAATAATGGCAGAATGTAAATTTAAATAAAGGGAGCAATGGCAAAGAGAACATTTTTTAGAACTTTGATAGTGAAGTTAAGAATGTGGTATGCTGACGTAAGAGGTCATCATGGTAAATGCTGGGATTATGAACCAGGAGATTACTATATGGGTTCTCATAAAGGTCACAGAAAACACGAAAAAAGAAAGTAATGATTAATTATTCCGAAGTAGCTCAGTTGGTAGAGCAGTTGACTGTTAATCAATTGGTCGCAGGTTCGAGTCCTGCCTTCGGAGCCATATATTATGATAGAATATAAATTAAGTGATTATTTAAATGCAATTAACTGGACAAAAGTTAATTTGCTTGATGGAGATGATTTAACTTGGGAAAAGAAGTATCCCCCATATATTATAAACCGTTGTTTTTCTCAACATGTTGATACTATTATGATGGCAAATGAGATGAATCAAAAGCATGGTCTTAACAAGAGGCTACAGTTTCATTTTCTACTAAATAGTATAAGAAAAAGAAAACGATTTGGAGGCAAGTGGACAACCACTGCTAAATCGAAGAATTTAGAGTATGTAAAAGAATATTATGGTTATAGCAACGCAAAAGCAAAAGTAGCCCTAGACATACTAAGTAAAACACAATTAAACTTTATCATAGAGAAAATGGATAAAGGTGGGAGAAGAAAATGAGTGAAGAAAGTTTTAATTGGTCACCTGAGCAGATGTTAGAGGTTACTCTAAAACAACCAGATGATTTCTTAAAGATAAGAGAAACCTTGTCCAGAATAGGTGTTGCAAGTCGAAAAGATAAAACACTATTTCAATCGTGTCACATTTTACACAAACAAGGTAAATATTACATTGTTCATTTTAAAGAGTTATTTGCTTTAGATGGTAAAAAAGCTACTTTAGTTGAGAACGATATACAAAGAAGAAATACAGTATCAGTTTTATTACAAGATTGGAATCTATTGACAATTGTAAATCCAAAAGCTGCTGAAAATAAAGCACCATTATCACAGATTAAGATAATTGCTTTTAAAGAAAAAAATGAATGGACTTTACAAGCAAAATATAATATTGGCAAAAAACAAACTACTGAAGAATCAAAAACTGAATAGGAGTATATTATGATTAAATTATATAGACTCACCACAGGTGAGGACGTGATTGGTACGCCAGTTGATAAAGATACAACTGAATTACATCAAGCAATTAAAAGACCTTTTGTATTAATTCCAATGCAAGGTCAACCAGGTAAACCTATGCAAATTGGGTTTCATCCTTACATACCTTACACAAAAGATGAAGTAATAAAAATTAAAAAGGCAAACATAGTTACGGAAACAAATCCAGATAACAATATGAAAAGTGCCTATGAGCAAAATACAGGCTCATTATTAACACCTAAAAAATCAATAATAACATAACATTGACTTTTTAAAGTCTTTGTGTTATAATATTATATGAATTTGGCGAGTACTTTTTACACAAACGTTGTTGAGCATAAAGGTAAACTACTCATCCGAGGTGTCAATAACGGCCAATCATATTTAAGTAGAATCAACTATAGTCCTAATCTTTATTTACCTACAAACGAAGAATCAAAATACAAAACACTAGACGGCATAAATCTTAAATCAAAAAGATTTGATTCGATTGTAAAAGCTAAAAATTTCTATAACGAATATAACGGCATACCTGAATATAAAATCTATGGTATGAATAGATATAATTATCAGTACATCGCTGACGAATATAAGGGCGAAATGCGATGGAACAAAAACTATATAAAGATATTCACACTTGATATAGAAACCGAGTGTGAGAACGGCTTTCCCGATCCTGATACTGCAAAAGAAACGATTATCTGTATTACTGTAAAAAATCATAGTAATAAACAAATATTGACTTGGGGAACAGGTGACTTTATATCTAAAAAAACAAATGTAACTTATGTTAAATGTCAAAACGAAAAACATTTATTATTAGAGTTTCTTAAATTTTGGTGTAAAAATCATCCCGATATTGTTACAGGTTGGAATGTAAAATTTTTTGATATACCTTATCTTATGAATCGAATGAGATTTATATTTGATAATGATACAATTAATAAATTTTCACCATGGAATTATGTCAATGCTGATAGGGTGCAAATGGGAAATAAGAACTCACAGTTTTGGAATATACTTGGCGTTTCTGTATTAGATTATTTTGATTTATACAAAAAGTTTACATATGTTAGACAAGAAAGCTACAAACTAAATTATATTGCTAAGGTAGAACTTGGCGAACAAAAGTTAGATAATCCATATGAAACATTTAAAGACTTTTATACAAAAGATTATCAAAGATTTGTTGAATATAATATCCAAGATGTTGAACTAGTTGATAGACTTGAAGATAAAATGAAGTTAATTGAACTTTGTTTAACTATGGCCTATGACTATAAAGTAAATTATACAGATGTATATTCACAAGTGCGTTGTTGGGATACTTTAATCTATAATCATTTACTTCAAAAAAATATTATTATACCACCAAGAGAAGATAACGAAAAAGATTCACAATATGAAGGTGCATATGTAAAAGACCCACAACTTGGTTTACATAATTGGATTGTTTCTTTTGATTTGAACTCTCTTTATCCGCATTTAATTATGCAATACAATATAAGTCCTGAAACATTTGTCGGCGTTGAACCTAAGGCAGTTGGTGTAGAAAACTTTTTAGATGAAAGATTAAATCTCAAATGGGCAAAAGATAAAAATGTAACTATTGCACCAAATGGCGCTATGTTTAAAAGAGATAAGCAAGGTTTTCTTGCTGAATTGATGGAGAAGATGTACACCGAACGAGTTGTATTTAAAAAGAAGGCAATCGAAGCTAAAAAAGAATTTCAAAAGACAAAAGATCCAATCTACTCAAATGAGATTTCTCGTTGTCATAATATACAAATGGCTAAAAAGATTGCTTTAAACTCAGCTTACGGTGCAATTGGAAATCAATATTTTAGATACTTTGATGTAAAACAGGCAGAAGCAATTACATTAGGTGGTCAGTTATCTATTCGTTGGATTGAAAGAGATGTCAACAGATTTATGAATAAGATTTTAAATACAACCAATGTAAATTATATTGTTGCGTCTGATACAGATTCAATCTATTTAAGACTAGATAAACTTGTAGAAAAAGTTTGTAAAGGCAAAACTACAAATCAAATAGTAGATTTTTTAGACAAGGCAGCTGAAGACAAAATACAAAAAGTAATTGATAAAAGTTTTGAAAATCTTGCCAAGTATGTAAATGCTTATGAACAAAAAATGTATATGAAACGAGAAGCAATTGCAAACAAAGGTATATGGGTTGCTAAAAAAAGATATATGATGAATGT